CCTTTTATTAAAAGATTCACAAAATAATTACCTTAAAGATCAAGTTTACAACGGTCTTCAACCGGTATTTATGGGCGTGAAAGTTGTTCTAAATACTGCAATTCCGGCCGGCGATTTCCTTATTGGAAATTTTGGCGTTGGAACACAACTTTGGGTTCGTGATGGAATTAACGTTGAGTTCTTCAGAGAGGACGGAACAAACGTTCGTGATGGATTCGTTACTGTAAGAGTAAGCGAGAGAGTAGCTTTAACAAACTACTTACCAAATGCGTTTGTAACGGGTGACTTCGCAACTGCAAAAGCAGCGCTTGAAACACCATAATAAAGGTTTAACCAACCAATTTAAGGGCCTGGAATTAATTTCCGGGCCTTTTTTTTATGCTTTATTTTTAGGCGTCCAACAGATAAGAATGTAAAAAAAAACAAAAAAAACTTTAAAAAAAAACTGAAAATATTTTTTTAATTCTAAAATGTGTTATATATTTGTACTGTAAGAAACAAACAAACCATTAAAATTAAACATTATGAAAATTACAAATTTAGATTTTTTAAACTACGTTCAAGAATTAACAAAATCAGAATTAAAAGGTTTAAACTTTAAATTGAGTTTAGATCCAATGCCTTTGACTTACTCTATAAATGGCGATTGTTATATTCAGTATTTACACGAAATTAAAAGAAACGGAAAAACTTTAATTGTTAACAGTTTAATTGACGGCGAGGTTGAGGACGAGGACGGATTTATAATTAGCGAAAACGATGTCTTTACTTTTAAAAACAATAGTTATTCATTAAAAGGCTATAAATTTGGCGGATTAAATTTCAATGAATTAAAAGAGAATAGAGTTTTAGAATATTAAAATAAAAACATTAACCGGCCCGTTTCGGCGGGCCATAATTTTAGACAAATGAAAACAAAAACCGGATTAACTATTATACACGACGGCAACCGCGTCAACGTGTACACACAAAACGAAATGCGAAAGCATAATGACAAAAACAATTTTGAAGCGTGGTTTAAAAGCGTTTTAAACGCCTTAAATTTAAAAAGATGAGCAACACACCTAAACACTACGAAAACGGTCTTAAACACGACCTTATTGACGTTATTGCGTCTTATGACCTAAACTTCAACCGCGGAAACGTTTTAAAATACGTTGTTCGCGCCGGACGCAAAGACAATGAAATTCAAGATTTGGAAAAGGCGTTGGATTATTTAGAACGCGAAATATATCATTTAACAAATAAAATAGACATCAAAAATTTTTAATTATGTGGGGATTAAACTATATACCGGGCGATGAACCCGAATTCGAATGCGCCGTTTGTGGTGTACCAATGTTTGAGGACGCCGGAATTTGTTCACAAACTTGTTTTATAGCTGATCAAATGTAACATTATGAAGCAAAAATTTATTAAGTTTTTTTTAACATTATTATTTAGCGCTTTTGCCATTAGACAAATAATGGTATTTAACGAATTGCCAACGGCGATATTTTTATTTATTCTATCAATTTGCGTTGCATTGGCAAACGACAACTAAATGTCATAATTTAGTTTATATTGGTTTGTTTTAAAAAGCCGGTCATTAATTTGGTCGGCTTTTTTTTATAACTTTATAAAATGAATCCTAATGTTTTCGGTTGTTACGCTGAATATTTATTTGCCACAAAAGCGATGGAAAACGGTCTTTTAGTTTCATTCCCTTTGCTGCATACTTCAATATATGATTGCATTGTTGATTCGCCTAATGGTTTATTTAAAGTACAGATAAAAGCTATAAACGAATACAACAGAACACGAAACCGAATCAATTTAGTTGACCATAAAAAAAACGGTTACAAAAAAAAGGACGTGGATTTTTTCGCGGTCTATTCAGCCGAACGCCAGGGATTTTTTATTTTTAAAAATGACGGAATAATTCAATCATTTACGGTTGGTTTGGAAAAATATTCAAAATATTTTAATAACTTTGCAGCAATGTAAGTTTTTCATTATTGTTTTCATTCTTCTGAAAAGGCGTCACAAATTCATGTGGCGCTTTTTTTTTATCTTTACAAAAAATTATAGGTTATGCAATTAAAAATCAAACAATCAATTTTAAGAGGTGGCAAACGTTACGATGAAGGCGACAAAATAGATTTGCCGGATCACATCGCACAAAATTGGATTGCGAAAGGTTTAGCGTCTAAAATAGGCAAAAAGCAAAACAAAGAAAAAATCGAAACCAAAGAATTAAAGGTTGAATATATTGAAATAAAAGACGATGCGACAAATAAAGATTAATTCCACAACCGGAAATGAATTGTTAACGGCTCAAAACGTAAAGGATTACGTTCGTATTGATACAAGCGCCGACGACAATATTATTGCGGCTATGATTACACAAGCGCGCATTTGGTGCGAAAACTATATATCGCGCGACATAGTGCCGAAAAATAGAACGTATTATTTAGATTCAACCAACGGAATTTTTGACGTGCCATTTGGACCAATTGCAAGCGTTGAGGAAATAACCATTGACGGCACCGCAACAACTGATTATGAAATTTTAGGTTTAGACAATGAAACCATTGAATTGGACCAAGGTCCAGGCGAACGCGTTAAAATAACATATATAACCGCGGGAATAAATGACGCGTTGATTAAACAATCAATGTTGCAATTAATTTCGACGTATTACGACAACCGCGCCGATTTTATGGTTGGAAATATTACAGAAATACCAACATCAACTAAATCAATTTTAACGTCTTATAAATCAATGTTTATATAATGAACGCCGGTAAATTAGATTCTAAAATAACAATTAAACGTTTGTCTAAAACACCGGACGAATTCGGCGGTTTCAATTCAACATTGTCAGACGTTGCAACGGTTTGGTGCCATTTAACACAATTAAAGGGTGAAATAAACGACAAATTCGGCAAACGCGAACAAGACGTACAAGTTGAAATAACAATGCGTAAAAACACCGCTGATTTAATACAGTTAGGCGACATTTTCACGTTGGAAAACGAAACGCAAAAATTTAGAATAAACAACAAATTCGAATTTGATTTGGATTTTTATACAAAACTATTGGCGACAAAATCGGAATAAATGAACGTGAACCTTAAAATTGACCAAAGCGATTTGAATAAACTTAAAAATAAGTTAGACAAAATGCGTGCGTTTGAATCTAAAACATTGTCCAATGAATTAGGTAAAACGGGAATGGAAATTGTAAGGTTGGCCAAACGTTCGGCGCCGGTTGATAATGGTGCATTAAAACAATCAATTAGCGCACAACGAAGCGGTAAATCAATCAATGTTGTAGCTGCGGCACATTATGCGCCGTATGTTGAATTTGGGACCGGTGGCCGCGTTGATTTAACAGACATGACGCAATTAGGCATTCCGCCAAGTTATGCGGCGCAATTCAAAGGCAAAGGGATTCGAGATATTAATTTGCCGGCGCGTCCGTTCTTTTTTAGTTCGGCGCGAATAGGATTTAAAAATTTGTTGAACCGCTTAAATGGCGAAATTAAAAAAGCAATAAAATAATGTTAGAGGCGATTCACTATGTACGCAAGGCAATCATTGCAAAATTAAACGGAAACATTACAATTGACGGTTCAGTTGTTCCGATTTATGGGCGCGTTCCAACAAATGCGACTTATCCATTTATAAGAGTTTATTCAGTTTCAAACGACGAAACGGATCAAAACCAAAGTTCGTTTACAATCGAAACAATAACACGAATTGAATGTGTTACACGATTTGCAAGTGACGACGGCGGCGAGTTAAATTCTAATTTAATGGTTTCACAATGTTTAGAAAAATTACGAACACGTTCAGCGAATTATATTGATTTAAGCGCGAATGGTTTTAATGTATATACAAGCGTAAACGAAGGCGTTAAATATTTACAAGACGATTTGACTGATTTTACATATTTTCGCGCCGTCATTGAATTGTCAAATAAAATAGAACAATCAACACCAATTGGCGGTTTACAATCTGAACTACAAAACGATTTACAATCTTAAAAAATAACTATGGCAAAAATAACCTACACAAATAAAACAGACAACCAAACGTCAGCATTGCCGGACATAAATAAAGTGACCGCCGCCGATTTGAATGAAATAAAAACGTCCGTAAACGACATTTATGATACATTGGGCGGGTTTGCATTTTACGAGGACGCAACAACAAGCGGAACACCAATAAATTTGACTGCGGAAACCTGGACCGATTTAACAAACGACAAAGCCGGAACCGGTACACATTCACATTTGCCGTCTTATATAAGTGGCGATTTGTGGGATTCATCAGCAAACAAAATTGATACATCAAAAGTTGGCGCAAACAAAGTCTTGTTAATAAGAAACGATTTTGACGTAACTTCTGGCGCTGCAAATACACGATTAGATGCGCGTTTATATTTTCCGGACACCGGGAAAACAATTGAGTTTTCACACGACAACATTGCGTCCAATGGTGATTTGGTCCGCTATTCAAGAACAACGCAAATATTTACTCGAACAAGTGAATTGACCGGCGGTTGTAAGATTCAAATTAAAGTTGACAAAAGCGGCGCAACGGCAGTTGTTGAAGATTTTGTTATAACAGTTTTAAGTTTTTAAAAAATGAATGATTTTAAATTATATATGCTCAACACGTTTTCGTTTATGGTTTCGTTTACTGCGATCGACGAAGTTTTAAAAATATTATTATTGGCCGTTTCAATAGGGTACACCGCACAACGTTGGTATTACTTAAACAAGAAAAAAGACAATGACTAAAAATTTTTCGATTTCCGAATTTGAATGCAAAGGCGGCAATTGTAAAATTAGCGCCGATATAAAAAACAATCTTATTAAATTGGCGGACCAATTACAGATTTTACGCGACAAAGTCAAAAAACCTATTAAAATAAATTCCGGTTATAGATGCGCCAATTATAACGACAATGTTGTTAAAGGATCTAAAAATTCAAGGCATAAAAAGGGACAAGCGGCGGACATTGTAGTTGAAGGAATGACGCCAAACGAAGTTCATGAATTAGTTTGCGAAATGGTCGAATTGGGTCAATTAGGATTTGGCGGAATAGGCAAATACAATACGTTTACACACGTTGACATTCGCGATTATTCGGCGCGTTGGGATTACACAAAAAAATAAATTATGGCAAAGCAATCATACAAAGACAGAAACGGAACAACGCGCGTTGGTGACGCATTGCGTTGGTTGGTTTCAAAGGGCAAAGAAGTTGCGCCGGAATTGTTAGACATTGCCGGCAACATTACCGGAATTGAAAGTTTAAATCTATTAAGTGATAAAATAAAAAACGACGGTAAATTGTCCGAAACCGACAAACAAATGTTGTTGGCGGAATTAGAATTTGACGTCATAGAAATGCAAGAGGTCACAAAACGTTGGACGTCAGACAACGCGGCGGATTCATTTATGACAAAAAACATTCGGCCAATGGTATTGGCTTTTTTAACGTTGACGTTGTTTATTTACATAATTTTAGATTCGTCAATTGGTGGCTTTAATATTGCCGCACAATGGATTGATTTGTTATCAAGTTTATTGTTGTTAGTTTATGGCGGTTACTTTGGCGCGCGATCAGCCGAAAAGATTGTCAAAACCTGGAAAAAATAATGGCAAAAAAACAAATCAACATAAATGACTTTAAACGCGTTAAAAAAAAGCGTAAAGGCGTACATTCTAAAAACAAGAATTCAAGGTCTAAATCATCTAAAAATTATCGAAAAAAATACAGAGGTCAAGGCCGTTAATTTAAGAATAATGTATATTTTATTTTTTGTATTTTTGTAAATATTAAAACGTAAAAAAAAATTATGGCCTCAAATTTATATTATTCAAGTGATTTTCAAAAATTATCTTTTGGCGACAACGGTTTGCGAATTATTTCCGCGTCCGGAACATCTGTTGCCGGTGAAACGTTCGGAATCATTCAAGCGTTAGACGATTCAACAATTAGTTGTGATATTGATTCAACCGGCGGTGACACGTCAATAACTTCATTAGCATTAACAAAAGGCGGAATAATATTTGGAAATTTTGACGACGTTTCTGTTGCAAGTGGTAAAGTAATTTGTTATTTAAAATAAATATATGTTAGGTTTAGGATTACAAATACATAATATTTACGACGAAATTGCAACTATTCCAATAGGCGATTTTATAATTTTAGAATCCGGCGGTTTTGTGTTGGCTGAAAACAATGACAATTTAATAATTGAATAAATAAAAAAATTATGGCGAATAAAAAATTTAGTGATTTTACCTTAAAAACTGATTCAGCAAATGTTGATTTCTTGGTTGGTTATGATGGAACGGACAACGTCCGTATTGACCCAGCTAATTTAGGTGGCGGCGGAGCATCAGACTTAAATGGTTTGAGTGATTGTTTAGTTGATACTGCTTCTTTATATGTAGGCGAAGTGCCGAGCGGTTTAAGTGGTAATCCACAAGGAAATACTGTTTTGGGTATTGATGCTGGGGCCGCTTTAACAAATGGAAACAGTAATACTTTGATAGGTAATCAAGCTGGTGTTGCTTTGAATTCTGGAACTGGTAATGTTTTAGTAGGTTGGGAAGCTGGAAATAACATTACAAATGGCGCTTACAATGTAGCGATTGGTTTAGCATGTTTAAATATAACTTCTGGAAGTAGTACAGTTGGTGTTGGTTATCAAGCCGGTGGTTTGTCGTCAAGTTCAAGCGCAACTTATTTAGGCGCTCAAGCTGGAAGAGCAAATCAAAATACCGGTCACACTTCAATAGGTTACCAGTCTGGTTTCTCAAACACTTCTGGAAGTAATAACACAAATTTAGGTTTTGAAGCTGGATATAGCAATACAACTGGCGCTTTCAGAACTATGCTTGGTTATCAAGCTGGTAAATCACAAACTGGTGGTGCAAATACTTTTATCGGCTCTTTGGCTGGTGGAAGTCGTAGTGGCTCTGGTACGCAAAATGTCGCTATTGGTAACAATGCTTTACGATATTTAGAAAACGCAGACAATACTGCAATAGGTAGTGCTGCTGGACAATACGCAGACAGTACAAGTTCTAAAAACGTAATGATTGGCTCACAATCTATGGCTGGTGCTTTTGGCTCTAAATCACAAAATGTCGCCGTGGGTTATAGATCTGGATTTGCTGTAACAACTGGAGGGAATAATACTTTAATGGGTTTTGAAGCTGGGAACTCTGTAACAACTGGCTCTAATTTAACTATTATTGGATATGATGCCGATGCAAGTTCAGCTACTGCTACAAATGAAATAACTTTAGGAAACACAGCAGTTACATCATTAAGAATTCCAGGTCTTCAAAGTGGCGCAAGTAATGGCGATGTATTGACTTTCAATTCAAGTGCTGGTAAATTAGAATTACAAGCTGCTGGTGGTGGTGGTGCTTCTGATTTGAATGGATTGAGTGATGTTACAATAGACAATTCAACAAACTCTGCATACTTAATAAATGTTCCAAGTGGATTGTCTGGTAATGTTAGTGATAATTTAGTTATTGGAATTGGTGCTGGGGAAGATATAACAAACGCAAATGATAATACTATTATTGGAAATGAAGCTGGTGCTTCTTTAACGTATGGAGAAAAAAATGTGTTTATCGGTGGTGGTGCAGCAGAAAGCAATATAAGTGGCTATCAAAATGTTGTAATAGGTAAAGACGCTTTACAAAATGGTACTAATGTAAGAAGCACAGTAGCAATAGGTTGGGAAGCCTTACATAATAATACACAAGAATATGCTTATAATGTTGCTGTTGGGACTTCTGCTGGGCGAAATTCAAATGATGCTAAAAACTGTACTTATATTGGTAATAGTGCTGGTTCACAAGGTTACTTCAATACTAATGTTACTACACTGGGTTATGCTTCACAACCCTCTGGAATAAGTGCATCAAACGAGATTACTTTAGGTAATTCAAGTATAGCCACTTTACGTTGTGCAGTCACATCTATAACATCAATATCAGACGAAAGAGATAAATCAGAAATTAAGGATTTAGAATATGGACTTGCTTTTATTGATGCTTTGCAACCAAGAGAGTTTGTATGGGATAACAGACCAGAAACAAGGACAGAATTTGATGACGAAGGAAACGAAACACAAGTAGAGTTTTATTCTGCTAACAAAGGTAAAAAAGACTTTGGTTTTATAGCACAAGAAGTTAGAGAATTAGACAACGATACTTTAAGATTAGTTTATACTGAAAACGAAGAAAAACTTGAGATGAGTTACGGAAAACTTGTGCCGATATTAGTGAAAGCAATACAAGAGTTAAAAGAAGAAGTTGAATTATTAAAATCATAAATAATGTATAGAAACGTAGTAACATCTGAAAACACAGAGGAAAGCCATAAAGAGGTAATTACTTCACAGATACCAGACCAATTAGCACAAATATCTGATGATGATAACACAGAAGCAATTAAAGACCATTTTAAGTTTGTTTTAGCAAATGACTTTTATAAAGATGAGTTAAGCGCGGAGCAGATTACAGAAATGGAAAGTTATTTGCCGAGTGATTACCAAGACGATTACGAAGATTTACCGAAATAATTTATATATTTGCATAAAACAAAATTATGGAAATTTCAAAAGAACAAATCGCAAGGGTTAACCAAGTCATTAACAACATGCCAATTGCGGTTTTGTCACAAGCGCAACAAATAGTTGCTATCTTAAATGAATCAATTGAGGTTGAAGAAAAAACAAATGATTAATCATTTTTAATTTTTGTATTTTTGCTAAAAACAAATACTTATGTCATTAGCAGACGACGCAAAATTGTTATTAATTCCAACGGCTTACAATACATCAAAAGTTTATTCAGTATTTCCGACGGACGGCGACGGCGATTTCACATATACACGAAGCGGCGACGCGTCAAGGGTTAATCCTGGCGTTTTAATTGAAACGGTCGGAACAAATATTCCGCGAATAGATCACACCGGCGGCGGTTGTCCTTCGCTTTTACTTGAAGCAGAACGCACAAATAATACAACATATTCAGAGGATTACACACAAACAAGTTATTGGGGTGATGTTATTGATGTTGTTGCTACTAAAGACGAAGCGATTGCACCGGACGGAAATTTTACCGCAAACAAAATACAAGCAAATAGCGGCACAAACTTTAAGATATTAAGAACAAACGCTTTTACAATTCCAAGTGGTGTAACTATGTCAATGTTTGTTAAAAAAGGCAATCACGATTACATTATATTCAAGGCTCAAGGCGATTATGAATTTAATTTATCTACTTTACAATTTAATCAAAGCTATTCTAATGTAGGCTATGAGGATTACGGAAATGGTTGGATAAGATTATACGCTACAACTTCTTCAAGTGTTTTGTCTTATTTTGGTATATATTTAACTGATAGCAGTTTTAATCAATCGTGGGCTGCAACAGGAAGTGAGTTTGTTTATGTTTGGGGTGCTCAATATGAAGTTGGGGATTATGTTTCGAGTTATATCAAATCCAATAGTGGAGTCACAACCACAAGATTAAAAGACGAATGTTTTAACGGTGGCGATGCTGATTTATTTGACATTACAGAGGGTACTTTTTTTGTAGATGCAAATAATTTTGGTACTCCTTATTTGGCTTATAATATGATTACTTTAAGCGATGGCAGTAGTAACCTTGTGAGGTTTATATATGAAAGTAGCAGAATAAGAACATCAGTTGAAAATGGTTCATCACAACAAGATTATTTTATTACTGGTGTAAATGGTAATGAAAGAAATAAAGTAGCTATAACGTTTAAAAAAGATCAGTTTAAAGTATATCATAACGGAGTTTTAAAAGATACAGACACAAGCGGAGATATACCGACCGGATTAGATAAATTAAACTTCGCAAGTCAAAGCGGTACAAGTAGAAATTTTGAAGGCAAGGTTTACGACACAAGGGTTTATGATAAAGTATTGACAGAAACGGAAGCAATTAAATTAACAACACTTTAAAATGGCGCATATAGTTAAAAAATACGAGTTTGAAAATGAATCAATAGTTTATTCGTTAATTACTAATTTAGGCGTTGAAACCGACGACGACGGCAACGAATATCCAATACATAAAAACGCAATAGTAAAATTAGGAAATATTGTTGTAACGCCTGGACAATACGACGAACAAGGCAATGAAATCACACCGCCGGTTTTATACGATAAATTTTGCGTTGACGTTTTATGGCGCGATGAAAACGATTCAGCGATTGCGAGTTGGTCCGCGTACGAAATAACAATACAAGACGAAGGCGTCCACAAGTTCGCCGGCATTAACTATATAACGGATTAATAAAATAAATAATTCGTATATTTACAAAAAATTTAATAAACTTTAAAATATAAAAATATGGCTACTACGGGAGTTTTTAACGGAACAAATTTAATTTTAACAATTGAGGGCGATACAGTTGGACACACAACAAGTTGTTCAATGTCTTTGTCAATGGACACACCCGAAGCAACAACAAAAGATTCAAACGGATTTTCTGAATATATCGGCGGCGTAAAAGGCGGCGAAATATCATTTGAAGGTTTAGTTGCTTATGATGATACTGCAAACGCAATTGAATTTGCTGATTACCTTTTGGCGCGTACACAATTGACTTGTGTATTTGGAACGGCCGAAACCGGCGACGCGGTATATACTGCTGAAGGCTTTTTGTCAAGTGTTGAAATGTCCGCAGAAATGGAAGCGGCCGTCACTTATTCCGGTTCAATTACAATCACCGGCGCAATTACTAAATCAACAAACTAAAATTTTAAAAGTTTATTATTTTGGCCGCCGTCATTTTTTGGCGGTGGCTTTTTTTATTTATTAACGACAAACAAATATTAAAATGGCAAACAAACACAAAGGTTACATCGACATCAATGTCGGTGGCAAAAAACGAACACTTCACTTTTCAATGAATTTTTGGTCGGAATTTACCGAGCAATTAGGCGTTTCACTTCAAGACATTGGAAATGTTTTTCAAAACGGAATATCATTAAAAGGTTTACGCGCTTTAATTTATTCAGCTATATTAGCAAACGATCAAGAACAAGGCAATGAAATTGATTACAATGTTTATTCGGTTGGCGCATGGTTAGACGAATTACAAGCCGAAACAATAAATAAAATTGTTGAAACAATGTTAGAATCAAAAATTTTAGGTAATAGTTTAAGCGGCGAAATCAAACCAACGGGAAAGCCGAAGCCGTCAAAAGCCAAATAACATTCCAAAGTTTAACCGATTATTATATTGGTTTAGTAGGCGTACACCCAAATGATTTTTGGCGGCAAACCTGGCGAGAAAATGCGCTATTGGCGGAAAATTATCACAACAATATAAATTTGAATTGGGAACAAACGCGATATTTAGCAGCAATGATTCACAACGTTCAATGTTCTAAAAAATCGCAAATGATAAAACCGGAAAAATTGTTCGAATTACCGATAGACCAAAAACGTAAAGTTGAACGCGCAAAACCAAAGTCAACGCGTGAACAAATGGAAGCGTTTGAATTAAAATATAAATCAATGACAAAGAAAACGACGTTAAAATAAAAGCGTCTTTTTTTTTGTATTTTTGTTTAAAATATTCTTATGGCCGAATCAAATTTAAAAGTTAATATTACCGGCGATTCGTCGAAATTAAATAATGCGTTAAGTTCAGCGAGTTCAAAACTTCAAGCGTTTGGATCTAAAATGCAAAGCGTTGGGCGTTCAATGTCTACTAAATTGACATTGCCAATAGTTGCAGCCGGTGCGGCCGCTACAAAATTGGCATTGGATTTTGATAAGTCAATGACGCAAATTGAATCTTTGGTTGGTATTGCGGCGGACAAAGTTTCTGAAATGGGTGAAACCGCAAAGAAAATGGCAACAGATACCGGACGGAGTGCAAACGAAGCGGCAGAAGCATTGTTTTTTATTACGTCGGCGGGTTTACGAGGCGCGGACGCAACCGACACATTAAGCGCGTCGTTAAAAGCGGCGGCCGTTGGATTAGGCGAAACAAAGACAATTGCAGATTTAGCAACGTCCGCAATGAACGCGTATGGCGTTGAAAATCTTAACGCTACTAGCGCAACCGATATTTTGGTTGCATCGGTTCGTGAAGGTAAATTAGAGGCGTCAGAATTAGCCGGTGCAATGGGCGGAGTTATTCCGTTGGCGTCAAATATGGGCGTTGAATTTAACGAAGTCGGCGCGGCATTGGCTGCAATGTCAAGAACCGGAACAAACGCCGCAGTTGGTGCAACACAATTGACCGCAATTTTAGCGTCTATAAAAGCACCAACAGTGCAAAGCGCCGAAGCAATGTTGGCGTTGGGTACTTCACAAGAAGAAATCGCGCAATCATTAGAACAAAAGGGATTAATGCCTACGTTGTTAGATTTGTCAAACCGTTTAAAACAAACGGGAATGGACGCAAAGGCAATATTCCCAAATCTTCGAGCATTAAAAGGTGTTTTAGATTTAACCGGAAAAGGCGCCGCAGATAATGAAAAAATATTTGACGCGTTAAATAATACATTAGGCGCAACCGACGAAGCGTTTGAAAAAACGTCACAATCGGCATCATTCCAATTTACAAAAGGAATGGCAACAATGAAAAATTCCTTAATGGAAATCGGACAAATAATTTTGCCGGCAGTTGTTAAGGGGGTTACAAAATTGTCAACATTTGTAAAAGGTTTAGCGGATTCATTTAAAAATTTATCGCCACAAACACAAAAAATCATTTTATCATTGACTGGTATTTTAGCGGCGGCCGGTCCTATGCTTATAATATTCGGTAAAATAATGACGGGCCTTTCGGCATTAGGTCCAATATTAACAATAGCCGCAACCGGATTTCGAGTTTTAACAATGGCAATGGCTGCAAACCCTATTATTGCAATTGCGGGCGCGATTGCTTTGGTTGTAACGGCTTTAAATAGCTATACAAAGGCACAAAAAGAAGCGACGGCGGCATCTGTTTCGAAATTAGATTCAAAAGCAATTGACAATCGTTTAAAAGCCGCTGAAGAAGAATTGGCGTATTTAGATACATTAGAAGGCAAACGGCGTTATTCGATAAGCGCCCAAAAAGCAATGAACGAACGTTTGACAAACGAAATTTCATTGTTAAGACAACGCAAAACGGCATTGGAAGAAAACACCAAAGCCGAAGGCGAAGCGATAAAACAACGCGAAGAAATTCAACAAACGTCATTTGTTTCGCCAACCCAACCCCAAACACAAGGTCGTGGACAAGTTTCGGGCGTTGGTGGCGGTTTAGAATCTCAAGGTTTAATGACGCCAATTACAAGCGCTATAAAAGCCGATACGGCCGGAATTCCGGCCGCATTAGCTGAACAGTCGCAAGTATTAAGTGAAGGCCAATTGGCGTTTTTAGAACGTGCGGCGGAATTTCAACATCAAGCCGGTCAAATCATGACGGCGGGAATGCAAAATGTTGTTACGGGAATGTCGGGCGCAATAGGCAGCGCAATCACAAGCGGCGGTAATTTAATGGGCGCATTGGGCGGTGTTATTATTAGCGGAATTGCTCAAATTGCGGAGAATTTAGGTAAAGCCGCAATAAAAATTGGTTTAACAATGAAGGCTATTAAAATGGCTTTCAAATCGCCGGCAACTGCAATCGCTGCGGGTGTTGCATTAATCGCAATTTCAAAAGCTATTCAAACGGTAATTCCAAAAATTGCAAGTGGTGAAGCGTCAGCATTCGCCAACGGTGGTATTGTTAGCGGTCCAACAATGGGGTTAGTTGGTGAATATCCAGGCGCACGACAAAATCCGGAAGTTATAGCGCCATTAAACAAATTACAATCAATGATTGGTGGTGGCGGTCAAAATATAAATGTTGGCGGTCAAATACGATTAGAGGGTCAAGACTTACTCATCGCAATAGAACGCGCTAACGAAACAGCCGGACGTATATACTAAAAAAAATGACTGAATATTTAATTACAGAAAATAACGATTTTATTGTTTCAAGTGCAAACGAAAATTTTATTACAGAAGAAAGTGAATATTTATCTTATGGCGTCAAATACCAATTAAGTTTTTCGGACGTTTTAGGGAACGGAAAACAAATTCAAATTCTTAAAAAAAATTATTCGGGTGATGTTTTACCTATAATTGGAACGGGAAATCCGTTGACAATAACGTGGAACGCAAAGGAAGATTTTTATTCGCCGATTATTGGTTCGAGTTGTACTCTAAATTTTATGGTCACCGATTCCGTTCAATATGACGATTTTTATAAATTCGACGAACGCGAATATAAGGTGGTTGTTAATTATGCAAAAAGTAAAATTGATTCTTTTGTTGATCGCGTTGAAATTGACGGCGGAATTGTTGAAAGTTCGGAATGTATTTCAAATGCAATTTCTAATTTTGAAATAATATCAACAACGTATCGTCAACGCGTAATTGATGACGGCGGAATTGTTGAAAGTTTAAGTTGTGTACAAAACGAAATAACCGATTCAAACGTTTATAATTTTGAAACCTATTGGACCGGGTTTTTGGTTGTTGATAGGTTTAAGGAAAAATTAAGGTCTTTTCCTTTTCCGGTTTCATTTAAAGCCTTTGACGGTTTGGGAACGCTTAAAAAATACGATGCGCCAATTTATACAAATGATTTATCAGTTCCGGCGCCACAAACCGCAAGTGGCGGAACACCAACCGGCACAACCGGTTTAACAGACGTTAAAAGAATTGCAACAATTTTACAAAATTTGAATTTGGATTTGCCGTTGTATTTTAGAACGGACATTGCTGCGCGTGATGAAGATTTGGGCGAAGTTGTTTTCCCGAATACAATCACATTTCCGGCCGGTAAATTTGAATTTACAAAAAATTACGATTTATATGACGCCAAAACGCAATTAGAATTGTTATTGACGTTATATCATTGTAGAATTTTTCAATCATTTGGTCGTTGGTATATTGTACAAAATTCAAATATTTTTGACCAAAACGTAAAAGATGATATTTTAACTTCAGTATCAAGCGGTACAGTTCCAACGGGAATTCGTGAAAGTATTACAAAACAAATCACAAATCAAAAAAGAGAGGTTTTAAAAACAACGATTTTTAATTCAACCGGTACGTCACAAACGGCGTTATACAATCAACAAGTTTTAAAAATAGCGCCAAAGAATTTAGTACCAATAAACAATGATTTGGTTCGCGAGTTTATACAACCGTTGGCGGAAAATAGACGTGAAGCGTCGTCGACGCAATTAAATTTTGCTAATTACAACAACAATCCAGGATTTGAATACGGCACATTTGGTTGGACCATAACCGGCACAAACGCCGCGTTGTCAACAACCGAAACAGTAAAGCAAGGTAAAAACACAATGCGAATTGCTGATTCAGTTTCAACGGGTTCGTTTGAAGTTATTTGTTTCCAAAACGACACAACATTGTCAAATTCTTATCCCGTCATTGGTTTAAGTCAAGAAAGTTTTTTAGACTCAATTGGTTCTGTTCCGCCGTCATTTTCCTTTTTAACTGATTTTGAAGATTTTATGGGGATTGAATTAAATATAGGATATTTTGTTGAAGCAAGTGCGTCAAAATCAACTGTGATCACAAATCAAGTTGACTTAAGATATAGGATTTATTTTGAAATTGACGCCGGTTCACCAACTTATTCAAATAGTTATTATGACGTCGACAATAAAACATGGTCAACATCAGTAAAAACAAATACAAAAGTTGTTAAAACGTTTAATTCGTGGCAAAACATAAAAGTTGATTTAAAAGGTTTAGATTTTATCGGCGCGCCACATTACGAAACACCAATAGGAAAATTAAAAGTTTTTATATTAAACCCTAATGTTCCGACATCATTCACCGATTATGAAGCAATTTATTTTGACAACGTGGCGTTTGAAAACAAACGTCCGGTCATTGCAACGTTTGATTCCGGACCGCCAAACGGATTTCCCGCAAATTTAATAATTAACACAAACGGCGATGACGTCGGGGATTTAAACAAAAGTTTTAAAGAGGTGGCGCGTCGTCAATCATCAATTGAAGTTTCAAATATTAAAAGTCAAAAAATACCTTACTTGTATAATGTTCGAACAGAGTTAACAAAATTCTTCTTTAATTCCGGCGGTAGTGGTTCAACATCGACCGGCTTCACTATTATGCCACAAGTTACCGGAATGAATTTTCCAAACCCCGAAACGTTTTATTGGTATCGTACGCGCGACAATTACAATGCGGGCGCCGGTTTGACTAATTTTTATAAATCTTTACACCGAATAAGTTCGCAAATCATAATGAATGATTTTCGCGATTTTGTATCGCAATATGAAGGTTCATTTCGTGAAACACAAACACGACCGTTGGCGCTGAATAATAGAATTTTATTTGATTGGCCGAACGTACTTTCAGAAGCGCAACCGGCAATCATTGACAAATTAAAATACAACGTTAAAAACGCTGAATTTAAAGTGACTTCACACATACCAAACGATGATGATGACGTTTCATTGAATTTTGTTGTGACAACCGAATAAAATATTTGCTTTGTTTGTCGGCCGTCGTATTTTCTTATGAATTGCGGCGGTTTTTTTGTAAATATTTTTTTTATTTGAAAATTATTTTTTATTTTTGTAGTCAATTATAAAAAAGAAAACAATGTTTGAAACCCAATTCAAGGCGGAAATGAAACGCCTTAATTTAAAACGTTATGACGTTTGCGAATTACTACAATGCACAATGCCAACGTTAAAGTCAAGACTACAAAATCCGGAATCATTTACAATTGGCGAGGTCATTATTTTGCAAAGCGCGGATTTTAATTTGTCACAATTTGAATTAAAAATAAACGATTAAATTTTAGAAAATGAAAACAATAAACATCAAAGGAAAAAATTACATTACAGTTAACGAGAGGTTAAAACACTTCAGAACCGAACCAACATTTGACGGTTGGCAAATCAACGAACAGTTGGTCCACATTGACGAAAAGGAAGGTATTTTTAAGGTCACAATTTGCGATACAAAAGGCGTTGAAATGGCGTCAGCGCATTCACAAGAATATCGCGACTCGTCCTATATAAATAAAACGTCGTTTGTTGAAAACGGTTTCACGTCAGCATTGGGCCGCGCATTGGGTTATTTAGGCATTGGCATTGACACGTCTATTGCGTCAGCTAATGAGGTTCAAAACGCAGTTAAAAACCAGGACAACGACAATAAAAAGTGGTTAACGGACGCGCAATTCAACGCGACGTTAAAGGCTACAAAAGAACAAGCGGAAAAGGTATTGGCCGGCTTTAAAATAAAAAAAGAATACCGAGAACAAATAATTAATAAATTTAATATCTAAAATCAAAAACAATGAGTTACGAACACAAAAACGGAAACGGAAGTTTATTCAAAAACACCAACAAGACAAGCGAAAACCAACCGGATTATTCGGGTTCAATTAAGTTGCAAGACGGCACGAATCAACAAATCGCTGCGTGGGTTAAGGACGGCGCAAAAGGCAAGTTCTTTTCAATTAAATTATCGGATCCATACGTTAAGCCGGAAACGGCACAAGTCGCCGAAACAAGCGACGATTTGCCATTTTAATCGACCAAATGACAAACAAAACGAAAAGCGGTTTCAGATATGAAGCCGTTTTTTTTATGTTAATGTTTTGTAAATTAAAAATATATTTTTAGTTTTACATAATTAATTTTAAAAATGAAAACAATGAATATGGAAACAATGTATTTTTTGTATTTGCGTATTGATGCAATGCAAAAGAAAATCGAAAAATTAGAAATGACTATTTCAGAATTAAACGGCCAATTTTTGGTTGACCGTAATGTTGACGCGAAAAAATTATTACAATGAAAGCACAATTTGATTCAAATGAAAAATATCATTCATCGCCTGGAATCAGCGCGTCGGGTTTAAAAGCAATATATAAAAAATCGGTATATCATTTTTTAAATCAAAAGCCGTTTGAATCGTCAGCGATGGCGTTGGGTACTGCGGTTCATTGCGCAATGTTAGAACCGGAAATGTATTATAAAGATTTTCACGTCATGCCGAAAATTGACCGCCGAACAAAAGCGGGAAAAGAACAATTCGCCATTGAACAAAAAAAGGCAGAGGGTAAAAAATTAGTTTCTTTTGATGACCATCAAAAAATTACTAAAATATTAGACAACTTTCGAAATCACGATTTGGCGCAACAATACTGCAAAGGTGAAATCGAGTTGTCACACTATTCAAAACACGAAGGTTTGGACGTGCGCGTTCGTCCCGATTGTTTGAACCGCGTCGAAAACTTTATTTCAGACGTTAAAACGTGCCAGGACAACGCACCAATGGCGTTTCGTCGTGACGTTTATAAATACGGCTATCATTTACAAGCGGCTTTTTATATGGATATGTGCGGCGTTGATTCCTTTAAATTTATAGCGGTTGAAACCAATTATCCGTTTTCGGTTGAGGTTTACACTTTAAGCGATGAAATGATTGAACAAGGTCGCAAAGCGTGGAAACGTGCGTTTGCCGATTGGAAAATATATTGTGACACCGGAATTGTTTCCGGTTATATTTGGAACGATTTTCACGATGACGGAAGTTTAATATTATAAAATAAAAAAAAATGAAATTAGAATATTTAGTAAAAAAAGTAAATAAACATTTTGAATGTGATATAAAAACAAACACCCGCGAACGTGATATTGTCATGGCGCGGGGTGCATTCTTTTGGCTTGCAAAACACGTCAGTAAAAAATCAGTTAAAAAAATCGGTGAAGCCGTCGGACGTGATCATGCGTCGGTTGTTTATGGTTTAAGAAATTTTAATGATTGGTTGAGGTTTGACGAATTTTTTAAGTCAGAGTTTCAAAGTTTAAAAATTCAAATTTTATCTGAATTTAAAACGGAAAAATTAACGCCGGAATCAATGTTGTACAAATACAATAATTTAGTTATTGAAAACGACATTTTAAGAAACGAAATAAAAAAATTAAAAAGAATATAAAATGCAAATAAAAATTAAAATTAAAGAAGTTAAAAAAGACCATTTCGAATTGTCATTTAAAACATACAAACACGAATTAAGTGGAACGTTTGAAAAGGCAGAACTACGAAACATTATTGAAACATTAGACAACGCAATAATATAATGGCGAACCCCTACGAAAAATATTTGGGCGGTGAGGATAAATTGCAACGGGCAATTATGAATTATTTAATAATGCAATACCCGGACGCGATATTTACGCACCCAATGAATGAGGGTAAACGAAGCAAGTTCGAACAGTACAAAATGAAATATTTGGGCGCGAAGCCTGGAATTCCCGATTTATTAATTTTTACACCAAACAACGTTTTTAGCGGTTTAGCGGTCGAATTAAAATATAAATATAACAAACCTACGGACAACCAAAAAAAGTGGCTTAAATGGCTTGAAAATTGCAATTGGGCCGTATATTGGACCAATGATTTCGACGATTGCGTTAATATCATTGACAAATACTTTAAAAATGAATTAATTAACCAACCAAAAAAATGAAATATCACACAATTTACTTTGACGCGGAAAACCAAAAAATCCGTTTCACACAATCAGCGCCGGAAAATTTAGCGGTTACTTATGACTATGTAGGTAAATCGACGCGTGTTGAATTCGACTTATTAATTGAATTACTATGGTACAAATACGAGGACGGCGAAATTCCTTTGGATCAGTTAAAAAAGATATTCGACGAACTGCGTTCCTTTTGTGACGACATAAAATATAATTTGATTTTATAAAAATAAATTTTTACTTTTGACAGAATGGAAAACAAAAACTACTACGCAATTATACCGGCGCCGGTGCGCTATTGTAAAGATTTAAAAGCAAACGAAAAATTAATGTATGGCGAATTGACCGCATTGTCAAACGACAAAGGGTTTTGTTTCGCGTCCAATGAATATTTTTCAAATCTTTATGACGTTTCAAAAACGAGCATTTCAAAGTGGATTTCTAATTTAGAAAAGAACGGTTTTATAAAAATCAAAATGATTTATGAACGTGGAACAAAGCAAATAAAACAACGTCAAATTTACATTGCACCCCTATTGAAGAAAACTTCAATACCTATTGAAGAAAACTTCAATACCCCTATTGAAGAAAAGTTAAAGGATATATATATACTAACTAATAATAATAATATAAATATTAATAATAGTACAAAATCGAAAAAGCGCCAATATTCAGAAAAAACAACAAAGGCGTTTTCGCATTTTGCAGGATTATTTCCTTTAAAATATAGACCTAAAACAGAGGCACAAAAAAATAAATGGTTGGATTGTTTGGATAAAATCGAACGTTTGGACGGCTACAATTTGCGCGAGGTTTACAATGTTTCAAAAGAATTAAGGAATGACGAATTTTGGCAAAACAATTTTTTATCAATTCTTAAATTAAGAAACACCGACAAAAACGGAATTAAATACATTGACCGTTTTATGGTTCAGCATAAGGCAAAACAAAAACCCGTTGGGTTTACTAAAATTAAAAACCTAATTGAATTTTTTGTGTATCGAAATCCGGCAAGCGGTCAAAAAGAAATTGGCGCCAAAACAAAAAAAGGTGATATTCATGAATTCCAAATTCGTGGTTTAATGATGACAAACGAGTTCCAAGAATTAAAACAATACGTTTTGAATGTTAAATAAAAAATATAACATACCGAAACAATTAAAAAACGACGTGTGGACGTTTTTAAACGAAAATAACATTGGAAATCGTTTTGAAGGTAACGGCAACAAAGAACAACAATTTGTTGGGTTAGTGGGCGAAATAATGGTCAAACGTTTATTTGGTTTTGATCACGAATTTAAAAAAGGGTTTGACGGTGGTTTTGATTTTCAGTATAAAGGATTTAAAATTGACGTCAAGACAATGGGCCGAAAAGTTGACGTTAAAGACTATTTTGTAAATAATTTTGTTGAACACCAAATAAAATATGATTGTGATATTTATATTTTTTGTTCATTAAACAAACTTAAAAATGAATTAACGATTTGCGGGTTTATAACTAAAAAAGAATTATTAAATGTTGGAACATTAGTCAAAAAAGGTTCAACAAGATATCGAAAAGACGGTTCGACATTTAAGTCAAGAACTGCAATGTTTGAAATAAAAAATACAGATTTAAAAAATATTGAAAAATTATTTTACTATATACCAAAATATTAAAATAAATTTTTAATTTAGCCAATAGAAAACAAAAACATAATGAAAACATTTCACGATTTTAATATTGACGTCGGCAATAAGTCAACCGGAAAAATCAAAACACAATGTCCACAATGCAGCACAACGCGAAAAAACAAACGCGACAAATGTTTGTCCGTTGATATTGATAAGGGTTTATTCAATTGTCACAATTGCGGTTGGGCGGGGACAACAAAATTTGAAAAGAAAAAAGAATACATTCGACCGCAAAAAATAAAAGTTAATTTAACGGACCGCGTTGTAAAATGGTTTGCCAATAGAGGCATAACAGAACCAACACTTCAACATTGGAAAATAGGCGAATCATTGGAATATTTTCCACAAGTAAACGCCAAACGCCGCGCAATTAATTTTAATTATTACCGCGAAAACAATTTAGTGAATGTCAAATATCGTGACGGCCAAAAGAATTTTAAAATGGTTTCCGGCGCTGAATTAATATTTTACGGTTTAGACAATATTAAAACAATGGAAAAAATTTACATTGTTGAAGGTGAAATCGACGCGTTGTCACTTCATGAAGCGGGCATCTATTCAGTTTGCAGCGTTCCAAATGGCGCATCAAAAGGTAATCAACGTTTGGAATATTTAGACAATTGTTTTGAATACTTCAAAGACAAAACAGAAATAATACTTTGCACCGACAACGACAATCCGGGAATCGAACTTCGCAATGAATTGTCACGACGGTTTGGTGCGTATCGTTGCAAATACGTTGATTTTGGCGATTTTAAGGACGCTAACGAGATATTAACAACAAAAGGTGCCGAAGCGCTGCGAAACGTCATAAAAACGGCTAAAAACTTTCCGTTGGAAGGTGTATTGAATATCGAAAACATTTGGGATAATGTTTTAAACTATAACGAAAACGGCGTCAAAAACTATTCAATAGGTTTACCAAACGCCGATACATATTTTAAAATGGAGTTAGGCCAATGGTCCGTTGTCACCGGAATACCTAATTCGGGTAAATCCGACGTAATGGACCAAATATGCTGCAATTTAGCGACGCGGTACGATATGCGTTGCGCTATGTTTGCGCCGGAATCATTTCCATACGAAGGCCATATCAAACGCATTGCAAATAAATTAAACGAGGTTAATTGTAACAACGAACAACTAAATCAAACAAAAGATTTTATTCAAGACCATTTCTTTTGGGTTAAAATAGATTTAGAAAACCTAACGTTAAAAGGCATTTTAAACGCATTTAAAGAATTAGTATTTCAAAAAGGTATAAACGTTTGCGTGATTGATCCGTGGAATATGCTAGACCATTCAGCGCAAAAGGACCATTCATATATTGGGCGCGCATTGTCAGAAATAACACAATTTTGTCAACAGACAAACACACATTTGTTTTTAGTGGCTCACCCGCGCAAAATAGAATCTGAAAACGGTAAATATAAAAAACCGACATTGTATGACATTAGCGGTTCCGCTGATTTTTTCAATAAAGCATATAACGGTTTGATTGTTTATCGTTGTATTGGCGAACGCACAAAGTTTAAATCGGACGTTGTAAAAATATATGTTGAAAAGGTTAAGCGAAAAGAAAACGGACAATTAGGCGAATTCGATATCGCGCCGGATTTTACTAATGGCGGTATTTATAAAGACATTGACCTGGAAACAAAAAAATTTGAAGTAATAACAGACGATTTACCTTTTTAACTATGGCGAAAATACTCAATCCAACAGACGAACACCGGACCGCCGTACAATGGTGTTTAAAAAACGAAATAAAGGTTGCAGTTCATCCAACAATAAAAGGTTTGCGTGTGCAAATTGACGAACGCGGCAAAAAAACATTGTCACCGCAAACGTACAATAAGGTTGAGGCCAACAATAAGTGTTGGGAAATATATTTGTATATTTACAAAAAATATTTCAAGAAATGCGCATAAATTTTAACACTATTATTTACCCAATTTACGGTTGTTTAATCGGCATTAATTATTGGGATTCTAAAATGGATCACGTTGTCATTGAATCCCCTATTGAAGACCAAAACGAACATTGTTTGGAGTTACATTTTTTTATTTTTGGTATTTCTTTTATTTGGTATTCAGAAAAGTAAATGCGTAAAATTGTCAGCGTTAAGGAAATAAAACAAACGCCGAACAACCCGCGTTTAATCAAAGACGCAAAATTCAAAAAACTAATTAAGTCAATAAAAGAGTTTCCGCAAATGTTGGAAATTCGACCAATTGTTGTTGACGAAACAATGACAATACTAGGCGGCAATATGCGTTTGCGTGCGTGTATGGCTGCGGGTTTGTTTGAGGTTCCAATATATATTCAAAAGGGTTTGACAGAGGCGCAAAAGCGAGAATTCATAATCAAAGACAATTCGGGGTTCGGTGAATGGGATTGGGATATTTTGGCGAATGAATGGGACGCCAAACAACTAATTGATTGGGGGGTTGATTTACCGGTGTTTGATTTACCTATTGACGATGAACAACCAAAAGAAAACGACGACGACAAAGACGTTTGCGAGTTGTGCGGAAAATAATTTTCGTAAAGTTTTCGTAAAAAATTAAAAAAAATTTTCAATTTATGCTTGTAATTGAAAAAAAAGTTTTATATTTGTACTGTAAGAAACAAACAAACCATTAAAAAAAACAATTATGTATATTAACAAATACGGAGTCAAGACAAGTAAAAAAATAGATAGAATAATTGCCGCGGCTCAAAACCATACGGCAAGAAGTTACAAAGGTAACGTTTTGTTTTGCGATTTTTTAGCAACAAAAAGAATGTTAGATTTAAGAAATAGATTTGAATTAGAAGTTAAAAACATCGGCGGCGTTGATTACACATTTGGGGATTGTCTTGCATAAAAAAGAAAACAATTAACCATTAAAAAAAACAATATTATGACAACATTTGAAAACTTAAAACAATACAATACTAATAAATTTGTAAAAGAAAATCACGTTTTTATTGAAGGTGAAGGAACGTTTTATAAGACTATTGAAATTGCCAAAAAAGAATTCGATTCACGAAATTGTGTTGGAGTTTATTTAGAAACAAAAAAAATCAATAGTTTAAATGTTTACAGATATTTAAATCGAAACGTTTGGGATTAAAAAAAAAACTATGAAATTAAATTTTATATTCGGTGATATTCAAAGCCAATTAGATGACTTAACTAATTATGCAAAAAAAATAGATGATAGAAAACTATTAGAAAAACGTAAAATAATTTTAAACTACCTTGAAAATGACTATGAGCATTTAAAACCTTATTAAAACAACGGACGCGTTGGAATAATTCAAATAAGACAACCTTAACGAATTATTTAATTAAAACCTTTCAGAAATGAGAGGTTTTTTTTATGTCTTTTAATTTAATTAACTTTGCGTTATGCAAACAAAATCAGACATACTAAAAAACAATTTGATTGAAGCGTTGGAACAATCATTGGGAATTGTCACAACGGCTTGTAAAAAAGTAGGCTGCGCGCGGTCAACGTTTTATGAATATTACAACAAAGATGAGGCGTTTAAATCAAAGGTTGATGAGTTGCAAAACTTCACTTTGGATTTTGTCGAATCACAATTGCACAAACAAATCAAAGACGGCAATACAACTGCAACAATATTTTATTTGAAAACAAAAGGAAAAAAACGCGGATTCGTTGAACGCCAGGAAATACAAATGGACGGTAGTATCGAATCTAAAATCATTGAATGGACACCGGCAAAGGACAAATAAAAGAATTTTGCAACGTTCAATTTTATCAAACATTAAATTCAACGGCGCGAATTAAAGTACATCAAGGCGGAACACGTTCCGGCAAAACCTATGCGATTTGTCAGTACTTAATTTATAAACTAACAACAACAAAAAAACCGTTGACAATATCAATTGTCCGTAAAACGTTACCGGCGTTAAAACGTTCCGTATTGCGTGATTTTGTTTCTATTGCCACAAAGTTAGGCGTTTACTATAAAGGTGAACACAATAAAGCCGAAAACGTATTTCGATACAATGGTTCAATGGTTCAATTCATTTCAACAGACGATCCGCAAAAGATACGAGGCGCCAAACACGACATTTGTTTTTTGAATGAAAGCAATGAATTAAACTTTGAAGATTTCCGCCAATTAAACATGAGAACAGTCGGCGAAATGATTATTGATTTCAATCCATCGGACCCGATACATTGGCTTTACAATGAAGTTATTGAACGCGACGATTGCGATTTATTTATTACAACGTACAAAGACAATAAATTTTTGCCGTCGGAATTGGTCCAGGAAATCGAACGCATTAAGGAACGTGATCCGGATTATTGGCGCGTATACGGTGAAGGTCAACGCGCACAATTTTCAAACCGTCAAATCTTTACGAATTGGAAATATATTCCATTAGCTGAATTTCCGGAGTTCGACGAAACGGTTATCGGTATTGACTTTGGATTTACTAATGACGAATTGGCGATTTTAGAAGTCGGCAAAATAAAAGATAAAATATATATCAATGAGTTAATGTATAAAAAAGGAATGACAAACCGCGACATTGCAAACTTCTTAAAAAACATAGGCAAGGCGGACGTGTTGGCTTATTGTGATTCAGCAGAACCAAAATCAATTGTTGAACTTCGACAAATGGGTATATTGGCAAAAGGCGCGGTCAAGGGCGCCGGATCAATTAACGCCGGAATTAGTTTAATAAAAGAACACGAAGTTTTTGTCAGTAACGAATCAAACAATTTAAAACGCGAACAACACACATATTATTGGCAGCAATTAAAAGACGAAACGATTATAAACAAACCTATTGACGCCAACAACCATTTGATGGACGCATTGCGATACGCCGTTTATTCTAAATACAAAAACAGAACTGATTTTTTTGTTGTCTAAAAAACAATTTTAAATTTTGTATTTTTACGAAAATTTTATACATCAATAAAATATGGCATCATTACTCGACCGCTTTAAGTCTATAATTTCAAAAAACGCACAACAAACCGCACAACAATATAATAACGCAATTTACAATTGGTTGGGCGAATCAATCGTTTGGAATCCGGAAAATGACGATTCCTATATTACAGAGGGTTACAGAAAAAATTCAACGATTTACGCGTTGGTTAATTTAATAACAAAAGCGGCGACAACAATTCCGTTTCAAGTTTACGAAAAGACAAACGAAAACGATTATAAAAGATATAAGGCGATGACGTCCGGAACGTTTGACGCATCAACAATACACAAGGCGGCAATGTTACAAAAACGTTCGTTGGTTGAGTTACAAGACACCGAACTGCATCAGTTGTTGGAACGGCCAAACCCGGCGCAATCTTACAATTCATTTATCGGTGAATTAATCGCATTTGGTAAATTAACGGGAAACCGTTATATCTACGGAATAGGACCGGACACCGGCGCCAATGTTGGAAAATATACTGAACTCTATGTGATGCCGTCGCAAATTATGGAAATCGTTTCCGGCGGTATAATGAAGCCGGTTTCAAAATACAAAATAGAATACAACGGAACGTTTGAAATACCGGCTGAAGAAATTTGCCACATAAAAGATTTTAACCCTTATTATGATGGAACGGGTTCACATTTATATGGTCAATCGCCATTGCGTGCGGGTTTACGTTCATTAACAACAAACAATGAAGCGGTTCAAACGGGTGTTAAGTATCTACAAAATCAAACGGCGCGTGGTTTGTTAATGAGTGATGAGGGCGACATTAATGAAGTTCAAGCACAACAATTAAAGGATAAGTTCAGAAAACAATTCCAGGGTTCAGACAATGCCGGTGACGTAATTATAACACCGAAGAAATTGTCATGGGTTAACTTTGGATTGAATGCTGCGGACGTTTCATTGATTGAGCAATACAACGCAAGTATTAAGGATTTATGTAATATCTACAACGTGCCGGTTCAACTACTAAACAACACCGAATCGTCGTCATATAACAATATGAAAGAGGCGAAAAAGGCGTTGTATCAAAATTGTGTTATTCCGGAACTGTTAAAGATTAAAGACGAATTAAATCGTTGGTTGGCGCCAAAATACGGTGACAAACTTTGTATTGAATTTGATTTTTCAGTTATTCCAGAGTTACAAGAAGAAACCGACAAAGTTGTTGACCAATTGTCAAAGGCGTGGTGGATCACACCAAACGAAAAGCGTGCGGCAATGAATTACGGAAAAGACGAAGAAACCACACAATTAGATGATTATTATATTCCGGCAAATCTTATTCCGGTGCAATCTAATGACGTTGAAATGCCCGTTGAAAATATAGACGTTGACGTCAATAAGTTTTTAAACAAAGGCGAAACCCCAAAAAAAAAAGAGATTTCGGAACGCCTTAAAGTAGCGTTACAAAACAAAATCGACGAACACAACGACGAAGTTGGCGACGACAAAGACAAACGGACAACCGTTTCAATATTGTTTGAGGTTTACGAACGCGGTATTGGTGCATATAGAACAAATCCGTCAAGTGTACGACCTTCAGTATCATCACCGCAACAATGGGCAATGGCCCGCGTTAATTCATTCTTATATGCGTTAAAGAACGGTAAATTTAGAGGTGGCAAACACGACACCGATTTATTGCCCGAAGGTCACCCAATGAGCAGCAAAGACAAACCAACAGAAAAAAACGAAACGTTTACAACATACCCGCAGACCGCAACCAATAACGCAAAACGAATGTTAGAATGGCGCGAAAAATACGGTGATGAAGTACGCGCGGGAACGCCTACGGGTTGGCGTCGTGCGTCAATGTTAGCAAACCGCGAACCATTAACGATTGAAATGCTTAACCGCATTAAATCATTTTTTGCACGTCACGAAGGCAACCAAACAATTGCGGACCGTTACAAGGAAACACCATGGCGCGACAATGGTTTTGTTTCCTGGAATCTTTGGGGTGGAACTGCAATGCGTGATTGGGTAAATAAAAAACTGAACCAAATAAACGATTAGTTTGGCAATAGACAAAGACAAATGGCAATCGGCGTTCGAAAAGCAATTGGACATTGCCGAAAAAAAACAAATCGCCATTGTAAAGCGTTTGTATAAACGTGAATACAACAAAGGCATTGAATCGTTTATTGCAGACGGCCAAACTAATTTCCAACTATTATTTGACGACAAAGATTTATTAAAAATATATCGTGATTTATATACCGATATTGGAATGAGATTCGCCAAATGGTACGTCAACAATATAAATAGATTTATAAAAAAAGCCGTTGACACGTCCGACGTCGATGATATTTGGCGCAATGCGTTTGGTTCTTATGGTTCGGCAGTTGGTGCGCAACGCGTCACATTAGTAAGCGGAACGGCAAAACAAACGTTAACTAAAATAACACAACAATTGATGCGCGATTCGGAGTTTATGACATTGGGCGCGGTTGAACGTGGGCGTATATTACGAAACCAATTCAATAAGTATTCACAATGGCAATCCGAACGTTTGGTTCGTACTGAAGCGACGGCAGCGGCTAATTTTGCACAAACGCAAGCCGCACAAACTATTTTCCCGCCGGAACAAATGCAAAAGGAATGGATTGCAAGTTTTGACGACAGAACGCGCGACACACATTCAGAGGCCGACGGTCAAATTGTAATGGCTAACAATACTTTTTTAGTTGGTGGCCAACCAATGATGTTTCCAGGCGATCCCGCGGGCGGCGCTGCGGAATGTATCAATTGCCGTTGTTCTGTTGCATATTTCCCAATTGAAGGTGCGCAAACTGTTGGTGATATTTCAACCATTGGTTTTGGTGTTGCCGGTGGTGGATTTAATAATTTTTAAAAATCGTATATTTACAAAAATTTTTCTTATGAATACAATTCTTTACAAAGCGGCGCCGGTTGGTGAGTTAATCGATGCGGACGAAAAGGCCGGAATTATAAAAGGTTACGGGAGTTATTTCGGGAATAAAGATTCCGACAATGACGTTATTATGAAAGGCGCGTATAAAAAGACTATTGCCGAAAACGGTGAACGCGTCAAGTATTTATATCAGCACGATATGAACCAACCAATTGGAAAAATGACTGAATTGTACGAGGACGAAAAAGGTTTGGTATTCGTGGCGGAAATTGCTAAAACACAATTAGGAAAAGACGTTGTCGAGTTAATGAAATCCGGTGTAATTACCGAAAATTCAGTTGGTATTATGCCAATGCAAAAAAACAATAAAGGCGATTACAGAGAAATAACAGAAGTTAAACTGTACGAAATAAGCGCCGTTACATTAGCAGCAAATGACCAGGCCAAAATATTAGACGTAAAAGGTAATATCGACGTTGATAAACTTTCAAAGCGTTACGACAACCTAACAAAATTAATTCGCAAAGGCGAAATATCGGACGAAATGGGGTTTGCCATTGAAGCCGAAATACAAAAACTAAAATCATTATTTATTGAGTTCACGAAGCCGGTTGATGAAATCACTTCGCCGAATGTTGAGGTAAAAAACAATGATTCCGAAGTGTTCAATTATTTAATAAATTCCTTAAAAATATAAAAATGGAAGAAAATTTAAAAAACCAATTGGATCAATTCAATACTGCTATTGATTCAAAAATCGAAAAGTCTAACAACGAAGTTGTTGAAAACGTTGTTGTTAAGGCAAACGAAATCGTTAAGTCTGAAGTTTCAGAAATGGCGACAAAATTAAACGAGAGATTAGATGCGATTGAAGTATCTAACAAAAAAATGTTCAGCGCTAAAAAAAGAATGACATTCAAAGGCGCTTTAAACGAAGCATTTGAAGGTGGTGCAATTGAAAGCCTTGCAAAAGGAAATTCAAGAAGCGCATCATTTGAAATCAAAGCGGACATGACTGTTGGTGCTGATTTCACCGGCGAAGTAATTCCGGCGGATAGAGTACCAGGGTATAAGTTTGATCCAACAAGACCGACGCATATTCGTCAGTTATTGGCACAAGGTTCAACACAAAGTGATGTTGTTCGTTTCGTAAAAGAGAGCGGATATTCAAACGGTGCTGCGGCAACTGCTGAAGGTACTACATTGACGCAATCGGATTTCGATATGACTGCGGCCGATGCTAACGTTAGAAAAATCGGAACTTATTTCCGTATTTCTGAAGAAATGTTGGCAGATACGCCACAATTGACAAGTTACCTTTCAGCGCGTGCGCCGGAAAAACTTTTAGAAGTTGAGGACACACAAATTTTGAGCGGAACGGGTTCTGGTGCGCAATTAAGCGGAATTATTACTGATGCAACTGCATTCGCTGCGGGTGATTTAGCTGATTCAGTTGACGAAGCAAATGACTTTGACGTAATTGTTGCGGCGCTTAACCAATTGGCCGGTTCTAACTACAACGCTGATTGTATTTTGTTAAACCCTTCAGATTTCCACAAAATCCTTTTATTAAAAGATTCACAAAATAATTACCTTAAAGATCAAGTTTACAACGGTCTTCAACCGGTATTTATGGGCGTGAAAGTTGTTCTAAATACTGCAATTCCGGCCGGCGATTTCCTTATTGGGAACTTTGGCGTTGGAACACAACTTTGGGTTCGTGATGGAATTAACGTTGAGTTCTTCAGAGAGGACGGAACAAACGTTC